TTGGAAGAGTGAATTAGAGAGTGATGCTGATTTCGGAGGAGAAAACTTCGTTAAAAATGTTGACCGAGTTGAAAAGGTATTAGACAAATATATGCCTGATACTAAAAAAGTCTTGACAGAGCGAGGAACAATGCTGCCTCCTTATATTATGAGGGATTTTTTGAAGTTGGATAAGATATTAAACCCAACAACGAAACTAACCACAGGTGAACCTCCTACTGTAAAAAAGGAAGAGGTAAATTTGTTAGATGAATTATATAGTTAATTAAATTCGGAGGAATACTATGGCAGCAAAAGGCGCACAATTTTTAACTTTAGCAGATGTAGCTAAAGGCAAGAACAAAGTTATCGGTGGAGTTGCCGAGGTTCTAATGAATCAAAATGCTATGCTAGAAGACATGATATACACAGAAATGAATGAAGGAACTATCCATAAAGAAGATATTCGTTCAGCACTTCCTGAAGTATATTACAGAAAAGCTAACCAAGCTATTCCTTCAAGTAAAAGTACAATCGAAGAAAGAAGCTTTACAGCTACTCACTTTGAATCTAAGTCTCAAGTTGATCGTGCCGTTGCAGAACGTGGTGGGATGGATCGTGTTTCTTACAACAGATGGAACCAAGCTCAAGGTCATCTTCAAGCTCATGCGAATGAACTTGCTGATCTTATGATTTACGGTTCTCCTGCTCTTGCTAATCGTAAAACTGCAGGACTTTTTGATATTTATTCAACTCTTTCAGCTTCAGAAGAAACATCTAATCAAATCATTGATGCAGGTGGAACTGATTCTGATAACTGTTCAATTCTTAAAGTTCATCATGGTGAACGTTCGATCTTTGGAGTTTACCCAAAAGGTACAACTGCAGGTCTTACAAGAAATGATCACTCAAAAGGTGGAAAGGTTATTAAGATTGAAGCTCTTGATACAAACGGAGCTGCAGGTTCACTATGGGGTTATGAAGAAGAATTTCTAACTGACCATGGTTTAGTTGTTAAAGATTATAGGCAAGCTGCTCGTATCTGTAATATTGACGTATCGAACTTAGTTTCTGGTACTGGTGCTGCTGATCTTATTGATCTTATGATTTCTGCTAACTACAAAATTGAAAACGTACAAAACGGAAAAGGTGTTTGGTATGTTAACAGAACTGTAGAAGCTCATCTTCATAAGCAAGCTCTAACGAAAGTTGGTGCAGGTGGTGGTCTTAACTTTCAAAATGTTGAAGGTAAACAGATTCTTCATTTCCTTGGTGATCCTATCAAGAGAATGGATGCCTTAGTTAACAGTGAAGCTAGAATCGTTTAAGTTTTAAGGGAGTTGAAAGGCTCCTTTATTTATTTGCTTTATTTTTTATTTAATTTTTCGGAGGTTACTATAATGAGATTTGATATTGAAAACCAGTTGTCAGTCGCGCAAGCCTTTACAGGTTCAGCTACTGTTTCAACTCACTCTTATAAGAAACAATCTGCAGCCCAAGATATTAGTATTGGACGTAGAATGGCTCTTTTAGTTTTACCGACTGTTGCTCAGGGAGCAGGATCGACTATGACTGTTGAAGTAATTCAATCAGCCGCAGCAGCTCTTACTTCTCCTGATGTATTGTCTACAGTTACTGTTCTTGCAGCAGCTATGACTCTAGGTGATCAGTTAGAAGTTCCAATCCCACAAGGGACAATGAGTAAACAGTACCTAGGTGCTAGAGTTACTCTTAGTGGTGGAACAACTACTATTACTACTGATATTTACTTAGTACCTCAAGATGAGATTGCTCAGTATAAGTCATTTGTAAAAGTAAATGACGCTACAGTTTAATAGTTAAATATTAATTAACAAGCCCTTCTTCGGAGGGGCTTCTTTTCGTTTAAGGATAAATTATGAGTGAAATGCCAGTACAAGCTGTCATCACCCCTTCAGATTCTGAAGAGAAAATTGGTGAGAGTTCGTCAGAAGGTTTAATACCTCCTGCACATGAAGAAAAAGTCAAAATAGAGTCTCCTGAAGATGACAACGACAGTATTGTTCCTGTACAATTAAACAAGCAAGGGATTGAAGTTATCGCTGACAGGAAAGGATTCTTTGGACAACAGAGAATTTCTAAAGGTGAAAAGTTTAACATCAAATCAGAAGAGCAATTTGGTGAATGGATGATTTGCACTGATCCAGAAATGGAAAAAAAGAGAAAGCAATACTTTAAAGAAAAAAAGGCGAAGAAGTAACTCTCGCCTTTTAAGCGAGGGTGAAAATGAGTTCTACAAAAGTACAGATTTATAATTTAGCATTATCCGCATTACTACTCGCCAGTGAGATTTCAGATACTGAAACAGATGAAAGTCTTGAAGTAGCTATCTTGAATACTCATTGGGATGTAGCATTAGAAACTACCCTTAAAGATTTAGATTTAGATTCAACTTCTGAAGAAGTCACCTTAGAATTAATCGAAACTTTACCTACAAATCACTTGTGGACTTATGCTTATAAATATCCTACTAACGCAGCTTTCTTCAGAAGATTGAAGTCATGTGTTGCTAGAGATACCAAGAGAACTCACATTGCAAAGGCCGTAAAGATTTACAATGGTGTTAAAGTTATCTTCACTGATGAAGCTAGTGCAGTAGCAGAAATTATTCCTAAAGATGTTTTAATTGAATCACTATGTTCAAATGCAATCATGGCTTTATCTTACAAACTAGCTTATTTATCAGCTCCACTCTTGGTAGGTAAGGGAGCTAAGACTTTAAGAAAAGAAATTAAAGAAGATTATATCATTGAGAAGATCGAAGCTCAAGAGACTGACACTAGAGAGAACTTTGTTTACGAAGCAGATTATGAAAGTTCAGAATGGGTACAGGAGAGAATGTCGTGAGTTTAAAACCTTTAAATAGTTTCTCATCAGGAGAGCTTGATCCTATTCTTCACGATCACGTAACTTTAGATAAGTTCAAGAAAGGTTTAGCTACTTGTAGAAATACTTTAGTCTCTAAGACAGGTGGTTTACTTTCTCGTTTCTCAAGAGGTTATTTTAAAAACGGTAAGAACTCAGGCGAACAGATTAAATTATTCTCACCGCCTAACTCTTCAGCTCTCTTGGTATGGGGAAATCTTTATGTTAGAACTTATGCCTTTGATGGAACTTTAGTCAATGAAGTAGCTCATGCTTATAATGAAGCTCAAGTTCAAACTATGCACTTCACAGCAAGTGGAAAATATGTTTATGCTTTCGTTGCAGGTCAGGAGATGCTTAAGTTTCTTTACGATGATGCGACTCCTGCTTTCGTAACTTCAGCAGATGTATTTGCAATAACTGAAGCCCCTACATCAATGTCTATTACTGCTAACGGTACTCCTACAGGTTACTCGGTAGATTATCTAGTCACTAAAGTTAAAAATGGTGAAGAGTCTTTACCTGTAGCTATAACTGGTACTACATATAAAAAACCACTGGCGGCAGGTGAATCTAATACAATTACTGTAAATATAAATACAACGTTTGCAGGTGATATAGATGAATACTCAGGTATTAGAGTATATAGAAGACCTAACAACGGTGGTTCTTATGGTTTCATAGGTTCAAGTTCAATCACTCGTAGTGTTAGTACTAATTTATTTTCAGACTTTGAAGACTTAGGAGGTAATGCCGACTTTACAAATAATCCTCAAGAGTTAATTACTAAATCTAATTTTAGTGGAGTTGATTTAGATACTCTAAACCCTAAGACAGGTGTTGTTTATCAACAGAGATTATTAATCGGTAATATAACTGACGATGAAGAAGCGATCTTAGCTTCACGTCCTGCTTTCCAAAATAACTTCTATCGTGATCGTCCTTATGATGCTGACTCAGCTTTAAAATTTAAGTCAGGTACTTCAGGTAAAGCTTCAGTATTAAGAATGGTTGAGAATGATGGACTAATAGTTTTTACTAACGTTGGTGTTTTCGTTTCTGTAGGTTCACTCTCAATTGATAACATTGCTCTTGAGAAAAAAGGCAACTGGATCATTGATGAAAATGTAGAACCTCTAGCAGTTCCTGGGGGTGTATTCTTCGTTGATAAATCTACCAACAGTGTTAGGCAATTAATTTATTCTCAAGACATTTTAACTTATCAAAGTTTAGATCAATCTATATTCAGTGATCATTTATTTAAAGAGAGTACTATCACTTCTTGGGCTTATCAAAGTGGTGTTGTACCAATGATCATCGTTACTTTTAATGATGGAACTTTCGCTTCATTTACTTATCATTATGAACATCAAATGAGAGCGTGGACAAGACATGACTCAGTTTATCCTGTTGAGTCTGTAATTGGTACTGGTGTTGCGGATTCTACTTTCTTTGTAACTAACAAATCAGGAGTCAGACAAATAGAAGTCACGTTACCAAGACATACACCTGCAGCAACGATCTTAAGTAACCCTGATTATAAGATGTTTTCTTCTCATGCTTTCATGGATGCTATTAAAACTTATTCTTATTTGTTAAATGATAGTCTAGTAGGAACTGATGTATTCACTTTAACTCCTGTAGTGGCTAACACATGGGATGGAGATTTAACTTTAGATTGTGGAACTTCAGCATTATTAACTACAGGTGGAGCCACAGCTTACCTAGATGATGCAGGAGATGTAGGAGCAGTACATAGAGTATTCGCTTCCGATGGTACTGCTATTGATTTAACAATTACAGCAAGAGCTAGTAATAATTCAGTAACAGTTACTCCTGACTTTGAATATCCTTCAACTGAAGCTTCAAGTTTTAGACTCTATCAGACCTTCTCTAGTATTAATAATCTTGATCATCTTGAAGGTGAGCAGATAAGCTTACTAACAGATGGCGCAGTAGCTAAGTCTCCTAATAATGATATTGAAAATTATGGAACTACTACCATTTCATTAGGGGTATTAATATTACCTAAACCTTCTGAAGCAGAAGTAGCAGAAGTTGGACGACATGCTATAGTAATAGCAGGTCGTCCAATTACTGCAGATATTAAAACTTTAAATATTAGTACAGTATCTCAACAGCCTACTTTAATTGAGTCTATAAATATTAATAAACTTTATATTAGAGTCCATAAGACTAGAGGACTTTATGTTTCAAATGAGTTCCCTGAAGAAGCTGAAAATGGAGTTGACGGTTCTAGTGTCCTTGGTATGGAGAACTTAGATATTTACCAAGTACCAAGAGGAAATGATATTCTAGGGAACCGATTCCTTGCAGCTCAGTCAAAAAGAATTGAACAAGTTTTAAAAGGATCATGGAAATCACAAGGGCAAATTGCTCTTAGGCAAGTTGATCCAGTACACTTTGAAATACTATCAATCATCCCTGATGTTGAAGTACTTAACAGGAGTAATAGATAATGGCAGCAGCAATGTTAGGTCTAGCAGGACTTCAATTAGCAGGTGGTTACTTCGCAGCTCAGAACATCAGAGATACCGCAGAGTTAAATCAAGAGATAGCAGATATGAACGCTGAGTTCGCAGAGCTTGATGCTCATGATGCTATTTTAGACGGTGAGACAGCAGCAGCGAATTATCAAAAAACTGTAGATGCTACTCAGTCACAACAGAGATTAAATGCTGCAGTAGCTGACGTTGATATTAATTATGGAAGTGTTGGAGAATTAGTTAAAGAGACTAACTTCATTGCTGAAATAAATAAAATGGAAATTGAGAAGCAAGCACAAGAGAAAGCTCTAGGTTATGTTCGTCAAGCTAGAGACTTTAGATTGGGTGGTGACGTTGATAGAGCAGCAGCAGAAGGTAGAGCTTCAGCGACTGAGTTCGGAGCTATCACAGGAGCTGCAGGTACAGCTCTCAAGTCAGGTTACAGAGGTCCATCAAGATCAACAGATAGTTACAATGAGACAACTACTTTAACAGGTTACAGAGGTAATGGTGGAAGCTCATCATTATCAGGAGATTTTTAAAATGGTTTCAATACCTAGACTTAAACAGATACAACCTTCAAGTGGTCTTCCTAGTAATGATAGGATCAATCTTAATGTTCGTGATCAGTCAGCTAATATTCAAAACAGAACTAATCAATTAGTTAATCTTGGTGATACAGCACTTAAAGTAGATAAGGCTTACGAGGATGACAAGATTGATACTTTATCTTCTGAAGCTAATCAAGCTTACAACGAGTGGAGTGTTCAAAAACTTCAAGAGTTAAAGAATCATAAAGGTGATCCGACTGATGCTTACGCTCAATATGATTTAGATGAGAAAGAGTTCTTCGATGGTCTAAGAGATTCAAGACCTAATCTAAATGAGAGAGTTCGTAACGGTGTTGAATCTAAACTAGCCAAGAGTCAAGGATCACAAAGAATTAGAGTTCTTGAGCAGCGTGGTTATCAAAAGGAAGTTTATGAGAATAATCTTTTCGAGTCTGATGTTAAATTAGATAAGAAGCATCTCTCTGTGGACATAAGTAGGTTCAAACTTGAAAACGCTACAACTACATTTCCTTTTGATAGAAGATTAATCGATCTCAAAGAAAAGATTGTCAAGAGAGGAATCAAACAGGGTACTGCTGAGATTGTAGATGACCCTGACTCACCTGCTAACTATACTTACACTAATGAAGACGGTGAGGAAATAAGAGTTAAAGTTAGTGATACGGTCACAAACAGAGTCAATAAGGAAACTAGCGAAGGTGTCTATGAAGCATTAAATACTATGATAGCTTCAGGTGAACTTGATAAAGCTAAAGCATTAAATGTTAAATACGCACCTCATTTAACTTCAACTCAACGTACTAGGATCAATACCAAGTTAGGTAAAGAAGATATTAAGAAGCAAGCTAGTGAGAAATTAGCTAAGTTATCTAAATTGACCGAAGAGAAAAAGATTCAAGCTATTGAAAATGAAAAAGACCCTGTAATGAAGAAGGAAATGGCATCGTTGAAACTACATGGTGATAATGCAATTAAAAGTCTTAGGAATAATCTGTATGATAATAATACTAAGAAAGCTCTTACCATCATTGCTGAAATGGATAAACAAGGTAAGGTAATTAGCGAACGATCAATCACTGAAGATAAAAAACTTAAAGCTTTAATGTCTGAAGGTAGAATGAGTTCTACACAAAGAGAAATGATACTAGAGAGATTTAATACTCCTAAGATAAGTAGAGATAGTTCAGTAGCCAAACTGAGTAAATTAAAAAGAGGTAAGATTGAAGGTATGGATATTAGTACTATGCCAGTTGAGAAGTTTCAAGAGTTCTTGGTAGGATTAGATGAAACAGACAAACGTAGAGAGATGAATAGTTTTAATAAAATGAATGACGTAATGAAGACCTCGAAAACTAAAGGTCAATCTTATCTAAGTACTCAATCTAACGGATTAAAACTTCTAAAGATTAAACTTAATAGTAGAGTATTTAAAGTTAAGAGTAACGCAAACTTGAGCAAGAGAGATAAGAAAGTTATGAACGGACTACAGGATGAATTCTCAGAATTCATGTTACCTGAAGATGGTAAAACACCTACAATGATTGAAGCTAATGAGTGGTTAGATGGAAAGGTTGATAAACTCGCTAGGAATAAGACCTTTAGTATAGGTGAGTTTTTAGGAAACAAGATACGTGGTGGTGAAGAGAAGAAGAGTTTCGATGACTTGACCTACTTTGAAAAGTTTCAAATGAGCAAGAAGCTCAAGTTAATCAATAAAAGTAAAAAGTCCTCAGTAAAAAATGGACAATCCGGAATTTAAGAAATTCGTAGAAGGTGAACTAAATGGATAATTTCTCAAGCGAAAATACAGATCAAGAAGTAGCAGACATTTTAAGAATGACTCCTACTCACTCTCCTGAAGATTCAGTTAAGAATATTGAAAGAGCTACTAGAGCAGGTGTTCATCCTGATGAGTATGTTAAAATGAAAGAAGACTACGATCCTGAGTTTGACATTCAGGATAGAGTTCCTGCTTCAGTTGACCCTGTGATAACTAGAAAAATGTCTGAGTCTTCTGAGGATGCTAACTTAATTAAAGAAGATTTAGGATTATGGGGTGAAATTAAAAAGCGTGTTGATTATATCGGGTACAATCTCCTTGGTAAGAGAGAACTAGAAACAGAAATTACAAAATTACAAATTGAAAACTGGAGGTCAGAAACTCCTCTATCTGAAGATAAGCAAGAGTTTCTTCAATTCCTAAAAGAACAACGTCAATCAGAACTTGAACCTTTTGAAGACTTAGGAACTACTGCTGAAGTAGTAGGTCAAGGTGTAGGTGTTGTAGGGGATATGGTTCAAACAATCTTCGACAACAAACTCGAAATTGCTTCTATAACTGCAGCAGGGTCTGTCATTCCCGGGGTTGGTACAGGTGTTGCTTTTAGTGCAGCTACTACAGCAGCTTTCATGGCTGATGCGTATAAGAAAACTTCAGCAGCTACATTTGATGAAATTAGTAATATGACTGATGAAGAAGGTAAACCTTTAAACTTACCAAGGAATCAAGTTAACAATATATCCACAGGTGTTGGAGCTGCTGCAGGGGCTTTAGAAGCTATTACAGGTAAGTTCTTAACTAAAGGGTTAGGGAAGTTAATCAAACCTAAAGACCTTGTTAAAATGGTTGTGAAGAGTCCTGCCAAAGTAGCAATGATGAACGCTTTTGGTGAAGTCAGTAAGACAGCTATCGCCAGTGGTGGTGAAGAAGTATCGGCTGAGATAGCTTCCATACTAGGTGAAAATTACGCTAGAGGAGCTTTAACTGAAGAAGGATTATTTAATGCTATTGTAGAAACTACTAAACAGATTGGAACAGATAAAGAAACCCAGAAACGTCTAGGTATGACTTTACTTGTAGGAGCTGTAGCGAGTGGTGGTATTACTGGAGTAACTGGCGCAGCTACATTTAAAAGAAATGTTAAAGCTATTGAAAATAATAATCAATTCATCGAAGAACGTACAATCTTTGAAGAAAAGAATAAAACTAAATTAAAGAAAGTAAACGAAACTATTAAAGTAATAGAAGCTCAGAACGATTTTCTAAATACTGCTCACAGCTTATCTCAAGCTAAGATCAATGAATTATCTCCTGAGAAAAGAGGGGAATTATTAAAAGACATGTTCGACTCAAATGAGTTTGAAGGTAAGGTTCATTTCAATCAATCTGATTTAGATATGCTTGCTAAAACTGATCCTGAGTTATTAGCTAAGATGAGAGAGTTAGACATTACTGAATCTACAGAGAGTGAAACAGAATCAGGATTAGCTCTTGATCCTCATAGGTTTTTAGAATTAGTTACTGAAGCTCCTAGCTTAACAGAGTTTATGAGAATGAACCCTACAGCTCCGAATCCCTTGGAGTCTAAAGTCCTTCTTAAGAAATTAAAAGAAACTGAAGCTAAGAAGCAAGCTATATTTGAAGCCAAGGGTGTTGAGGGAGAACTTACTCCTGAGCAAATTAAAACTTTAGATGAATTAGATGCTGAAGTTGAAGCTACTTTAAACGATGGTCTAGATGGTTACATTGATGACTTTAAACCTTCTCCTGTCCTTAACTTAACTCTTAATAAGGAGAAGGGTGGTACTAACTTCCTAAGTGATCAGGGTGACATTAGACTTGAAGTGGCTAACATAATGGTTGATAAGTTTAATAGAGATGAGCGTTTAATTGAAAATAGAATCATCAAAGCAAATGATAAAATATTATTAGAACAACAGTTAAGAGATAATAAAGAAGCTAATGAGGTACTTACTAAATTTAAACCAGTAGGTGATCAGACTCATTCTGATTTAGCTATCGACCTTAAGAAGTTATCACCAGAACTTAGAGAGAAGTACGGTAAAGATAAAAAGCTAAGATCAAGGAAAGTATTCAAGAAAGATGGTATGTCACTTGAGGAATCAGCAGCATTAGCAGGTTTTAAAAGTGGTGAGGAACTACTTCAGGTTCTCTCTGAGACTCCTAATAAGAATGATCTATTCACGGCTAGACAGGACACTCTTAGAAAGATTAGAAAGCAAGTTAAAGAGGTCAGGGAGAAGTCGTATGAAGATAGACTCAATAAGGTATTTGATCAGGTAGTTAAACTCCACGCTGAGGAGATGAAGGTTATCAAGAAGAATAAATGGGGTGTCTTCAAAAGTGGTCTTAGAGATACGCAAAAGATTCCTAACTTCAGAGATGTAGATTTCAAGAATAGTAAGAGAGTTATTAATTTACCTGACCCTATCTTGGCAGAGTTAAACAATAAGGCTCGTTCTATTGTTAAGAAGACTAAGGTCGGTAACATATCTCCTAAACAGTTCAATGCTGCAGAAAGAGTTCTTCAGAAGAGATACTTGGATCACATGATGAACAATGAGGTTGAGCAAGGTTACGCTACTAAAGAGAAAGTTATTCTTAATGCTGAATTAACTAGAGAATCTCTCAAAGCCAAGAAAAGAATAGGTGACGCTAAGACCTTTGTTAAAAGATTAACTAATAAACGTACACAGAAAATGCTCAAAAAGTCAGGACTTGATGTGCAGGTTAATGAACTGTTAGATATTTTTGACATTGATCCTTCAAAGAGAAAAAGAAACGATAGACAAGCAAATTACTTTGAACACTTAGCAAGACTTGAAGCTAATGGTGAAAGTATAATAGTACCTGATACTCTAACTGATGTTAGACAACGTGGTGCTGATATGACAGTCGATCAATACTTAATGGTGATTGATAAACTTAGACACTTAGAACATCAGGCTAAGTTGGTAAACAAACTAACTGTGATAAATGATAAAAGAGAGAAGGCTAATAAACTTAATACTCTCGAAGCTGTCAGCAATGATCTATCTGAAGACTTAGTTTTAAATCATCCTAAGCACGACTCCAGTAAGACGGCTGAAGATGTTGATAATCCTAACTCTAAAGGTTTAAGACAGTGGGTAGGAGAAAAGTTGTCTCTTGGCGGTGCTGCATTTACTAACTTTAAAAACGTATTCACTGAATTAGATCAAGAAGCTTTAAATGGAGTTCACTATGACACTGTAGTAAACAGAATGGTTGAGCGTGAAACATTTAAAAGAGAAAGATTAAGTGGCATAGTAGATCAGATAAAAGCTATCGGTGAACAATATGGTGATAAAGATTTCAAAGCGGCTTTCAATGAGTTCGTAACTATCGAAGAGTTTAAAGGGTACAAGGCACTAGGTAATGGTAAGATGGCTAAGTCTGATTTATGGACACTCTTAGCTTACATGGGTGATCCTGATGCACTTAACAGGATGGAGAATTTCAAACACTCTATTACTGGTGACACATTATCTAGTGCAACTATCATGCAAGCCTTAGAATCAAGCCTAAATGATAAAGATGCTTTATTAGTTCAGAACTTCGCTAACATATTTAAAAGCTTTGAGAGCGAAGCTAAGGACTTACATCTTAGAACTACAGGTGTTGAGCCTACAATGATTGTAGGTGTACCATTTACTTTCAAAGGTAAAGTTTATGAAGGTGGGTATATACCTAACAATTATTTAAACAATACTACTGAGCAAAGGATTAAACAATTCCAAGAAATAATGGGTGAGAAGTCTGCTGCATTTTTCGGAGAGACTGACGGTAGAATAATCGCTCAAATGAGAGCGGCTGAACAAACTGATCAAGGTAGATTAATTCAACGTAAGGGGTCGAATAGTCAACTAGACACAGACTTCAGAAAGATTCTCCAATCCTTTGAAGAACATGTTCACGATGTTGCGTATCGTGAAGCAGGATTAGATACTCTTAAAATATTAAAAGATAAGACTTATAAAATGGCAATAATAGATACAGTAGGTGAAGCAAAATATAACACTGCTGTAAGTGCTGTTATTGAAACTGTAGGGAAGGCTGATAATACTGATAATAATGGTGTATTCGGAGCAGAGACTAAATTTATTAATGATATGTTTAAAGCTTTTGAGCAGAACTTCGCAGTAAATGCTCTAGGTGGAAACTTAAAATCTGTAGCTATGCAACCCCTTTCCCTTGGTACTGCAGCACTTAGAATGGGTCCTAAAGGTAAAAGATATTTAGCTAAGGCTGTAGGTGTAGCAATACAACAATTATTAACTGGTAAATATAATAGTGAATATTTCAATAGAGCTATCGAAGTTAATAACGATCTAAAAACTAACAGAGATGGAATAGATGATACTCTTACCTCATCTACTTTCGATCATCTTGACGTTACTACTAACTTACCTCCTAAATTGAGAGAACTTAAGAATTTTAGAAAGAAGTATGTTGAGAAGATGATGATTGGATTAAGTACCTTCGATCTACATTTAAAAGCTGCTACTTCTCTTGCGGCTCATGCTCAATTTATTAATGGAGATGTTAAAAATTTCGATAACGCTACGTTAGCTTCAATGTCTCAAGCCGACATTGATGTAGCTGCTAAAAAATATGTTAAACAGTTATCAGATTTAGCATTAACTACAAGTGCCACTATTGATAAGTCTGCTGTAGAAAAGATTACACAAATGAGAATGTTCACTAGGTTCTACACCGATGTTAGATCACAATTAAATACTGGGTTATCTCAAGGTAGAAAGATTAGAAACGCAACATCTCAAGGAGATTATAAATCAGCTATGAGAGATGCAGGTAATCTATATTTAGTTTATACTCTTAATAAATTGTATGTTGATCTTCTATATCAGGAAGAAGAAAACATCGTTACAGAGTTTTTAGACATTAGAGACTTTGATGATGTTAAAAGTTTCGCACTCTCTGCAGCTTTAGGTCCTGCTAGTGTCTTCACAGGTTCAATACCTGTAGTAAGAGATATTCAATTCGCAGCTCAAAGTTATTCAAGTAGAAAAGATGTTAACACTTGGTTAGGTAGAGCATTGACTGATGTTACTATGGGAGGTCTTGCGGTTTACGATTATGTAACTGAAGGTGAGACTTCTGATAGTAGAGAGAAAGGTTTCTACAATACAGGAAGTGCTGTAACAGGTATACCTACTAAAAAGATTAGAGACTATTATGAGTTCATCTCTGATGAGACAGGTGTTGATCCTGTTGAACTTATATCTGATCAAATGAGTAGAACTTCTGAAGCTATTATAGAATATATTTTAAAGAACGAAGGTGATCCTTCAAAGGCTGAAGAAATTGAAGCGTTGAAAGAATACCAAGGGCAAATAGCTCCGCAAGATGTTCAAGGTTTAGTTCCTGAGAATACTATTGAAAGTTTAAAGCTTAACTCTTGGCAAGATGTAAACCCTGATACAGGTGCTGCAGGAGTATTTCAATTTACTGAAGCAAGGTGGGAAGAGATTTCTGAAGAAGCTGAAGACTTAGAATTAAGTGAAGAAGGTAGAATTTCTAAAGATGATTCTGAGCAAGTTAAAGCAATGGAATGGAGTCTTGAGCAAAACGCTAGGACTCTTAACGCTTTCGGTATGGAGACTACTACAGACAATTTATACGGTACTCACAGGTTCGGAGCTGATGATTTTACTGCTATACTATTTGCGAAGGACTCTGACAAGTTAGAAGGTATAGTGTCAGATATGGGTCTATTTAAAGGTTTTAAGACAGTTAAGCAAGTTAAAGATTTCATTGCTAAACAGGTTAAAAATGTCAATAATTAATTAAACAAGGATATACAATATGTCACGTTCTACTTATGCACCTAAAGAAAGCTACACTGGTAACGGTATACGTTCAACATACACTTTTGATTTCAAGATTGAAGCTACGTCTCAATTACTAATTGTTATCTTAGATAATGCAGGTCTTGAGATTCAGCGAGGTTATGGAACTGCAGCAGCTTTAGTTTCATCTATTGCATTTAATGCAAATGGTGGCGGTACTGTAACACTAACAGGAAACTTAACTGCATTATATAAAATACATTTACTCTTAGCTAACGATGCTCCTACTCAACCTTTTGAGTTTCGTAACAAGACTAGCTTTACTTTAAAGCGTTTTGAAAATGCTCTTGATTGGATTCTTGGTACTGTACAGAGATTAAGTTTCTTATCACTGTCGTCAATTAGACTTCATGATGCTGACAATGAAACAGCTTTCAATGCTCAACTTCCAATAGATGCTGCAGTTACAGGTGCTGATAAAGTTATCGCTATAAACGCAGCAGGTACAGGACTTCAATTCGGTCCTACCATTGCTTCGATTAGTACTCTTGTCGCTGATGCTGCTGCTGCTGCAACGGCTGCTGTGATAACTGCTCAAAATGCTGCTTACGCTCCTACAGCACTTCAAACTTTATCTTCAGGTGAACCAATTGTGATTACTCTTTTAAACAGACAGCACGTTAGAGTTCAATCTGATGGTGGTAACGTTGCAATTTCAAGTACACCTTTTGGAAGTAACGCTGCACTTTTTCAAGACGGTATGGAGATTGTAGTTGAAGCGGATAGCGCAACAGACTTTTTAACTCTGTTAGAAAATAATGCTAACTACGGTATGCAAGGTAACGGTGGAATAGAAGTTAAATTTCCTAACGTTATCACTTTTGTCTACAATGCAACTAAACTTAGATTTCTTGTTAAATCTACAGGAGCTTTTTAATATGAAAACATTATTTAATTTACTACTCTTAGTAGTAATAACCTTTTGTACTCTTGGTAACGCTAGAGTCATTAAGTCGCTTGAAGATTTATATTTAGAACCTGCTAGTGGTAATAGTGTCATAATCACTAGTCCTTCGATAACTGCTAATCAACCTTTAAAGTTCGGAGCTTCCAAGGAAATAACCTCTGGACTCATTGACCTTACTAGTGATGTTACATTGGTTTTACCAGTACTTAATGGTGGTACAGGAACTTCAGCTACAGCTCATACTAACTTAACTACAAACGTTAATGGTATCTTACCAGTAGCTAACGGTGGTACAGGTAGTACGACTCAGAACTTTGTAGACTTAACAAGTAATCAAGCTGTCTCAGGTACTAAAACTTTTAACAATAAGTTCTCAGTAGTAAGTACGACTGAACCTTCAATTCCTTGCCCTACTCAAACAACTACTCAAAGAGATGCAGTAGGTTCTCCTGTAAGTGGAGACTGTGTTTATAACTCTACAACTAATGCTCTTAATATTTACAACGGATCATCATGGACTGCAGTAGGTTCAGGTGGTGGTGGAGGTGGCATAGCTGAGTGGGTAACTTCTACAGGTTACTCTATTGATGATGTTATCTTTACCGATGATAAAATATATGTAGCTCTTACAAATCATACAGCAGGAACTTTCGCTACTGACCTTACTAATAATGAATGGTCAGAGTTAAGCCCTTTCTTAACTGATGCTCAGGTGAAAACAGCTTATGAAAATAATGCCGATACAAATGCTCTTACTGATGCTTTCGTCACAACACTTAATGCTACATCAGGAACTAATACAGGTGATCTATCTAACGCTCAAATTAAAACAAACTACGAAGCTAATGCTGACACTAATGCTTTAACCGATGCAGCTCTTGTTATTCTTGGGAATACATCAGGAACTAATACAGGTAATCAAGATTTAAGTAGTTTGATGACTAACCCTTTAACTACTACTGGTGATATTTTATATGCTACGAGTGGAAGTACTACAGGACGATTAGCGATAGGTACTGATGCTCAGGTATTAACTCTAGCGAGTGGAGTACCTACGTGGGCATCTCCTGCAGGTGCAGGAGTAGGATCAGGAGGATCGTCTACAGACAACACATTACCAAGATGGAATGGAACAGCAGGTGATACTCTTCAAGACAGCTCAGTACTTCTTAGTGACCTTGATGCACTTACAGGGATAACTTCTGTTTATGTTTCAGGAAGTGATGCTTCAGTAATTCCTTTTACAATTAGAGGAGCTAATCAAACTGCTAACTTTTTAGAAGTTGAAACGCACGATGGAACTAACGTACTTGAAGTGGACAGTAATGGACATTTAAGAGGTAAAGTTTTCGCTACTAATGCTGACGGATTTAATCTTGCTCCGATAGGTGGAGATAGTAACATAGGAATAGTTTTCGCAGGTACAGGTGACAACTCTACAGTTACTATTAGAGCAGGTGCTGATAATGTATGGACATTTGGAACTAGTGGTTTAACTTCTTCAGGTTCAGGGATTTATGGCTTTAGATCAGGAGTGGATGGCCTTTCAACTTCGCCTGGCTATACATTTGACAACGATAGAAATACAGGAATGTATAGAAATGGTAGTGACACTTTAGCTTTCTCAGCAGGTGGTACAGGTAACATAATACTTACCACTACAGAGGTTCAATTTGGTTTACCTTTAGAATTATCGGATGAAGAAACTGCAGCAACTCCTCCGAGTGGAGAGATTTCGATACATAATGATAGTGAAGTTTTAAAAGTTACTAATGATGCAGGAATAAAAAGAAGAGTAAGTCACTTCGAGCCAAGAGATGTATTCACTAATCCTAGCTTTGAAGATTCAGATATTGATAATGGATGGACTATTACAAGTGGTACTGCATCAGCAGAGCTTACTACGATAGTTCCTTCAGAAGGTGAGCAAGCTTTAGAATTAGCTGTTAGTGCTTCAGCTTTTGAAATGTATCAGACTTTTGATTGCTCTGATTACGATGGTATTCCTTTAGGTTTCTCAGCTTATGTAAGTGCTACTCCTTCATCAGAGTTAGAAATATGTGGGTTCGATGGAACAACTGATTTAAATTGTACTTCACTTTACACCTCTTCAACATCAACAGCTATTCTTGGTTATCAGAAAGTTCTTGCCGAGAATACAGGTGGAGGTACTTGTGGAATCAAGTTTAAATCTGATGCTACAATAACTGAAACAATTCATATTGATGGTGTTCAGTTTACTGATACTCCTTACTTGTACGTTAACCTCGCTACAAGTAATGATTTCAGAGCTAGATTAACAAGTGGTGGTGTAGTCTCTGATGAGAATGAAGATTTTATAAACGGTAATTGTACTAATGCCCACCCTTCTGTATGTACTTTTGTAACTGGTAAATTTACTGAACCTCCTCACTGTACTGCTGAACATACTCAAGATGCTTCAGCTTTCTGTATAGCTTATGATGTAACAGCTACAGGACTTAATATAAAATGTTTTACAGATCTAGGTGGTAGTGCGAGT